CATACTGTAAATAAATAACATGATCATCAATATCTTCTATATATGGCTTTAGATAGTTTTCAATTAAATCAGCTTCCTTTGATTTATGTTGATTATCCTTATCAAATCCGTACATGATGCCATCATCATAAATATATTCTAACTGAATACAGATCTGATCATCCTTACTCATATCACCATATAAATTAATCATATTCTCTTGACGATATTCATCAAATAGATGTGTATCTAAATCAATATCATCTAATAAATCAACCAATATGTATTTATAAAAATCAGTTAGCATCTCTTTTGAAATATAAAGTCCTCCCCGACTTTCTAATAATTTACGTAAAAATGCTATTAATTTCTCCGGTTCGTGAAAATCATATTTATACATTATATCATCTTCTAATGTATACATATACTTTGATGTCATCATCACCTGATCAAATTCCTGATAATCTTTTAAATCTAGTATATAACTTTCTTCTTTTGAAGATATTTCTATTGGAATACGATATTCTCTTTTATCAAAACCTATATCACAATATGATGAAGGAAGTGAACTCATAAGATCATAAAAAGCATCAATATGTTCATCACTGACAATCAGTGCCTTCATTAAACCTTTTTGTAAGAATTGATTCTTTAAAAAGCATTCTTTTATAAAATTTAATATTTCTAATGAATTATCATCAAAAGCACTTTCACTATGGATAAATTCAAATGTTTTGCCATATTTAATACTCTCATGATGAACAATTGCATTTAAAAAAGTTTCAATGTTTTTAACTACAAAACTTTGATTTTCATTAACAACTTTTAATGCAATAATTAGTTTTTCTTTTCTCCTTTGAACAAAAATCTTTAATTGATACTGCTGAGATGATAGTGGAATCAGTGATTCTCTTAACAGTTGATCTTTATATAATTGTATTAAATCTAATGAATCATGCTGTTTCTTTGATAAAATACGTTCTTGTCTTTGTTGCTCTATCTGTTTTAACTTTAATACTTTATTATCCTCACCATTTTGTTCATAAAAATATGGAAAAGATGATATTGTTAATTTTCTCAAATGAAATAAAATCGCAGCCATATGCCGACAATGATTATGCATCTGACATGAACATGAACTTTGAATAATTTCTCCATCGTGTGAAATTTTCATCGATATAATAATACGTTCATTATGATCATTCATTCTTGCATTAATACGATAACAGCCATTATCCTCATCTAAAGAAATTGTCATTCTTTCTAATTGAGATTGAATATCTATAAATCTCCCATAACGATATTCTTTTTCATCATGAATCACCCTTCTAATTTCTTTATCTTGAATATGCATTTTGTCCCCTCCAATCAATTATTTTATTATATCATAAATATTTTACATTGTAGAGTCGGTTTATTTTGTTTTTTATATTTTCGAAAAAAAATGTAGAAAAAAACAGCCCTTATGGCTGTACTAATCCCTTATAACTCTGACAATATCTTGAATTTCACAATCTAATATCATACATAAATCCACGATAGTATTTAAAGTCACACTTTTATTTTTACGCAATGCATCTAACGTTCCTCTACTAACATCATAATCATTAATTAATTGGTATTGTGATATGCCCTTTTTCTCTAAAGTTTCAAAAAATGGTTCAAAAGCACTCCTCTCTTTTCTTATTATAAAGTGATATTCTTCACAATAATATTGCCGAATATTCGGCAATATATTATAATAATGATAAGAGTTAGGTATACTATATCAAAAAGCGAGGTATACAAAATGGAAAAAGAAAAGACATTATTAGATGAAACCTTACAGCACTTATCACAAGCTATTGATATGATAGATATGATGTCTGTTGCTTGTACAACTTTGGATAAATCTGATATGATTGGTCCATTAGAAATTCTGAAAAGAGATTTACAATCCTTATATTTTAAAATTGATCAGCATATTTATCCACAATAAAAAGGAGTTTAAAACTCCTTTTTAAATATCTAAACTTTTTAAAACCTGTTTTAATGCATGGGCACTCTCTAAGAGTTTTTGCTTTTCCTCGTTATCCAAATAAATATCAACAACCATTTCAACTCCCTTGTTCCCAACAACAGTTGGAATACTTAAACAAAGGTCACTTAAACCAAATTCACCTTGCATCAAACTTGAAATAGGCAACACAGCATGTTCATTTTTAACAATTGCTTCAGCAATTCGTTTCACTGCTACAGCAACACCATAATATGTTGCACCTTTTCTTTCAATAATATGATAAGCACTATCACGTACTTCCTGATAAAGCCTATTCATAGCTTCCTGATGCTGAAAATGGCCTCGTAATTCACAAAAATGATTAATATGAATTCCAGCAACTTGTGCACCTGACCAAACTGCTAATTCACTATCTCCATGCTCACCAATAACATAAGCATGAATATTACGACTGTCTACTTGAAGATGCTCTCCTAATACATGTTTCAATCTAGCAGTATCAAGAACAGTTCCAGATCCGATCACACGATTTGCTGGAAATCCAGATAACTTTAATGTTACATATGTGAGAATATCTACAGGGTTAGAAACGATTAATAAAATTCCTTCACAATTTCTTTCCTTAATTTCTGGAATAATACTTTTAAATATTGAAACATTTTTCTTCACCAAATCTAATCTTGTCTCATTTGGTTTTTGATTCGCACCTGCTGTAATAACAATTAACCCTGCATCAACAATATCATCATAACTTCCAGCATATATCTTAACTGGTGTTGAATAAGCACTTCCATGGCTTAAATCCATAGCCTCACCAACAGCTTTTTCATGATTTGCATCTATCAATACCATTTCAGAAAATAATCCACTTTGTATTAAACTAAAAGCTGACGTTGCACCAACAAACCCACAACCAATGACTGCTACTTTTTGCATATTAACCATTGCAACATACCTCCTTTTTCTTAACAGTATAATAAGATATAGAAATCTTTCAAATCATATGCATTTTTATTTTTTGACTTCTTTTTGCAATGATTATTCTTATTCTTTCATCACTGTCTAGAATTGATTGGAAAAGATGTATTTCATCTATAATCGTCAATCTAGAAGAAAAAAATAATAAAATTTTTAAATTCTTTTTTTACTATAACAATATCTTTCAAGACAAACCATCAAAGTTCTCATCATACTTCCATAATGGACATTCAGATTGAGAGAATAACAAAATGTCATATTTTTAATAGCACAATATTTCATCACTCTTGTATGTATTTTCCCTTCAATTTTTCTCATAAAGTTAATCAGTCAAAATAAATCATATCCTGTATATCATTATGAATATATCAGTGATGATGAGTTCTATCATTAAAATTAATAGAAAAAACATCCAGTTTATTTTTTTCTCACTGGATGTCTAATGACTGTTTTTAAATTTTCTGGTTTGCAACGCCTAGGATCACTCAAATAGATTTCATGATGATAACGATGATCATTGATATCACATATATAATTGTGCTCTTTCATATACTGATTCATTTTCGCCACACTTTCAGGTTCATCATCATATGAACCTTTATGCATGATTTGAACACATTGTCCTTCTTCATATACAAAATACTGTGACAAACTAACATCAATTTCTGGTTTTTTAATAGCAACTTCTTTTTTGACTTGTTCAAAATATTCAGGTGTTACAAATTCAGGTAAGCGAATCATTGACTTCCAATAAAACTTATCTTTATCAACTATACGTTTACCATCAAAATATTCATCATCTCCCCACCATAAGCCTTCTAATGGTGGAACAACATAATCAAAATAACCAACTGGCTGATTCTTTCCCATTTTACTCATTTTTATTGCATATGAAATTGCATAAAGTATACCAACTGCTGCTTGATATTCTTTTGATGTATTTGGATTTCCTTTTCCCTCCACCATCACATAAGCTATTGGTGGAACATCAATAAATGTAGGTATGCCCTTAGGCATATATAAATCTTTATATTCTTTTTTATAATCTAATTTAACCATGAAGTTCACCCCAAGTCTTTTCAAATCTTTTTATTGATTGAACTTCTCTTGTCATAAATTTTTTATTATAGAACAGGCTGTAAGTTGTTAATGGGGTAGGAGCGTTTTGCGCCTGTTCAAGAGTTTCTATATGTTTTAATTGAAGTGGAATATCTTGTTCTTTGCAATAGTCTTTAAGCATTTGAACATATTTAACACAAAATGGACATTGATGAGTATAATAAAGAACCAAACCATCATCAACCATTTCTGGTACTGCAAATATTGGTTCTTTCGCATCATCACTTAACGAACAGAACATCAATTCATAAATACCATTCCATGTTCCAACACTCTTAAATCCATGTTTCACTAAGAAATGATAATCCATAAGATAAGACAATTTCTTTTGTGAAGAAAGGATAACTAACCCTTTCTTACCTAATTCTATACTTTTCTGCTTACAACTGTTTAACAACTGTAAAGCATAACCTTGTCCCTGAAATTTACCCGCAACCCAAAGACAATCAATATACATAAGATTTTCACCTTGAATAGGAACCCATGCATATTCTAGTGGTAAATACTCAATAAAGCATTTTCCTCTCACATTCATTTTCGTAAAGATTAAACCATTATTCATCTGTTCTTTTAACCAAGTTTTTTTAGAATGAACTTGTGGATCTTTCTCACTTGCAATGGCACAACAAATATGTTCCTTTTTAATATTTTCTGGTGTTAGTGTAATCATTTCCATACTATACCTTCTTTCTGCTTCCATCATAACATAACTAACCTGACAACATATGTCAGGTTAGTTATAAATATTAAGAATATCTTGTATTTCTTTCACATATTCTTGTTTTAATTCTAAAGGTTCAATAATCTCTATACCTTTGCCAAAAGATAATAGAAAAGATAAAAGCCATTGATGATTAGGTACACTTGTTTTTACCAAATAACCATCGTTATCTTCTGTTATATCATGATATGGGAATTCATCATAGACAAAACTACCTAGATACTTTTGAAATTTAAGAATAACATCTATTTTTTTAACATCTTCATGGTATTCTAAAACTTGAGGAATGTTAGTCAGTTTGTGTAAGTCAAAATAATCTTCATGTAAACAAATTTCATTCATTCGTGACAACTTATAAGTTCTATAAACATCTTTATCTGACTGATATGCCTGTAAATACCACGCATTGGCTTTAAAGAATATTTTAATAGGAAAAACTGTTCTATAACTCTTATCACCATGTGCATTGATATATTCAAAAGATATAATCTGATGTTTAAAAATCACCGTTTTCAAAAGATTGAATTTATCATTCATTTCTTTATTTTGATGCCATGATGTAAAATCCACCTCTATCCAATCATGACTCTCTTTTTGAAAGATATTTTTCATACGTTGAAATAAATCACTATATTCATCTAGTTGTAAAGAAGATAGACTCTGTAAAGCCAATAAGATTTGTTCTTGTTCATGATTGTCTAATAATGTTTTATCTAAAACATAGGATTTATCTAATGAAACGCCTCCTTTACTCCCTTGTTTTGTAATAATAGGAATTCCAGCAACCAGTAGGCGATCTAAATCACGATATATTGTACGTACAGAAACTTCAAAATACTCTGCTAATTCATTTGCAGTTGTTTCTTTTTTATCAATTAAATAATATAATATTTCAAATAATCTTCCTTTTGCCATGATTTCACCTTCTCTTTATTATCATAACAAAATAAAATGAGAATTGAAAATAAAAAAGACTTAATCATTCTTTTGAACAATTAAATCTTACTATTCTTTATTATTTTAAAATTTCATTTACTTTTGCCTGAATTGCATCATAATCATATCCAGCTTTAATCAGTTTATTTCTACGTTCTGTTCCATTTCCCCATTTTCCAGCTATAACCTCTTTTGCAAGTTCTGTTGTTGTTTTGGGATTAGATATTAATTTATTGACTTCTGATTGAACATCATGATAGTTATAACCTGCTTTTTCAAGTTTTTGCTTACGTTCTTGACCATTTCCCCATAGTCCAGCAATAATTTCTTTTGCAATTTCAAAAATTGATTTATGAGATTGAACTGGATTTTGGGAATAATCAATATATTTATCAAATAAGCCTTGTTTTGTCCATTTACGCTCTTTAAGTTTTCTGGTATTAGAATACCCACTTCCCTTAATAAATGTGCACTGGATACCATCTTCCCAAATAGGACTAGATTCAACACATACACCATTTCCTATATGAATTCCAATATGTCCTTCCATCCAAACTAGTGCTCCTAAAGGTAATTTATGAAAGTTTGTAGAAACCTTTGAACATTGCTTAATCATTGTATTTGCATTGATATCTGGAACCTGATTGGAAGCATATTTTCCTTTCTCAGGATATCCCCATAAAATTCCTTTAATCAATCCTGAACAATCACAAAGTAAATAATTCCCATTATAACTGTTCATAAACTTACCCCATCCATACAATGTAGGAACTTTCTCAACTTGTATAGCTTTTGTAATAAAATCTTGTACTTTCATTTTTGCCATAATATTTTCCTCCTTAATTAAGATTAGTCATACATCGCATCTTATTTTTCAACTTCATTCAATTGCTGTAATGCATTTTTAAGTTTATCTGGAATAGGTAATCCCAAATGAGAAACATTTTCTAATAAAGAGATTCCTTCATTTGCTATGTAGAAATAACAAACTAAAGTTCGAAATACAGCTGTTCCTGAATTAATCATTCTGTCTAGTAAAACTGCAATAATAAGAACAACCAAAATCATGCACTTTTTTATCAAACCTCTGAATCCGATTTGTGAATTTAAAGTTTTTTGTATATAAGCCCACATCATGCCAGTTGCATAGTCAAGAACCATAAAGGCAACAAGTACAATTAAAGCTATATCCCATCCTCCAAACAAATAAGTAAAAAATGTAGCAATGACTGCTACAATGCTATTGAAAACTTTTTCCATTTTCTTCATTTTCCTCACCTTCAATTTTTTATATATAAAAAGCACTCTATGAGTGCATGAGAACTAATCAAACATATCAACATTAAATACACAGTTGTATCTATATCTATACCCTTCTGGATTACCTACAGCTGTGACTGCTCGCAAATCCCCGTTTTCCATAATTTCCAGATACATTGCTGTTGCTGCTCCATTGATGGATGTACATATCCCATCGTTTAATCGTACTGTTTTTTTGATTAAATGTTTAAGTTGCTCTGGAAATTTTCCAATAATATAATAATCGGCACCGTGATGACTATTATCCTGTAGAGCTAATGTTATTTGCATAAGCCCTAAATATTTATTGTAATATACAGTTCCATTATATGTTACAAATTTTACGGTATCTGGATTGATCAGATTGTATTTTTCCCATTTAAAACTTTCACTTGTTGGTACAATATACATTTTTTATATTGCTATCTAAAAGAAAAGAATTGCTATTATAGTGGAATTATAACCATACCAGCCAATTGAACTGTTGTGCTTGTTGCAGAAGCAGCAACCATTTCACCACTGCTCATAACTCTTATATCAACAATATTATTGTATGTATAGTTATTATTTATCTGATAATCAAACTGTGAATCTATTTCAAATGGTAAGAACCCTACAGTCTTCCATTTGTTTAATGAATCGAAAGAAAAATTAACATATACAAACCTTATATATAATATTCCATTTATAATTCTATAATAAATTCCACTCGAAATTGTTATCCATTTCGTATCTTCGTATTTTTGCATTTTTAGCATATGTTTTGCTTAATAGCATTTGTGATAAGTTATTTCCAGCGTCCTATTAAAAACCAATTTGCATCAGCAGACTGACCAGTGTTTAAGCCAACTCTATTGTTAAAATACAACTTGCATCCAGATAATTCCCGAGAAGCGGTCGACCATATGTTGGCAGGAGAATAAGTGTAAATGTTTGTAACTCCAATATAATGAATTATCGATGGCGACATTGGATATTTTACGGTTGCAGATCCTGAATAAGTGTTGTTTTCAGTTACGTTGATTTTTACAGATCCACACATAATTAATGTTCCATCTGGAAACTTTATATATGCTCCATAGTCGTTTCTTCCACTTTCAAAACTGCCTTCTGTCAATAGGGCTAACATAACTTATCACAGTGAATGCTACATGCATCCACCTCTTCTCTTTTTGGAGTTGCTACCCCTAAGCGATAGCGTCCTCCTTTCTTGTAATAATGGGGATTTGTACCCCCCCCCCGAGTTTTCGGAGAGTAAATTTGAATTCTTTAAACATTGCCTTTTCCTCCTATTCTGTTGGCATAACTGGCTTTCCAGCCTCCAACCATTCCTGATAATTCCCTATTAAAATACATCCATTTCTTTCACCGCAGTAGAAACCAATACTGTTTAAGAGAACTTTTGTTCCTTTAATATTTATAACATCTTCATCTTTTCCTATTTCCAAATCATCTACAGATACATTGGATACTGGTGCAGTCTGTGATACTTTCTGTACATAAAATCCCATAAGTTTCCTCCTTTCTATGCTGTTTCACAGCTTAGAATAAGTTTATATCCATCTAATGTAAAATACCCAGCTGCGGATGTTGTTATTGTATAAATAAGTCTTTTACTATTTACTTCTATACTGACACTAGCTACATTTTGCCTTGTTCCAGCACTAATAATTACAAAAGTAGGTATCACATTCATCTCTATGCAAAAATTTATCGTTCCTTTTACTGGTGTTGATCCAGCGACGTACCCAGATTGATTAATCTCTATTTCTCTAGCGACCATTTGACACTCAATCAATGCTGTTGCATAATCTTTTCGATGTTGATACGCAATCTTTCCTTCGAATAGGTCTATATATTCCAGATTAATAGCTTTTCCTTTAAACAGATCAATACAAACAGCTCTTTTCTGTCTAGAACTTTCTAATGCAGTATAAATCCTAAATTTATCGTGGACATTTTCTTGATATCCAGTTGGCGTTGGCTTAAATGTAAAACTATAATGAACTCCATCTACCATATAGGATAATGTATAATATTTTTCATAATCTAGTTCTCCATCAAGAAATTGCCATAACTGATTGTTTTCATATTCGGTGTTATAGACCATCAATATCCCATTTTCAGGTTTTGGATAAGTGGCATAAGCGACATTTGTTACATATCCTCTTATTAAAAACCAACCATCAAAGCATTTCTTCATTTCTCCACTATATGCAGTCTGACCTCTTTGATTAACCTGAAAATCATTATTGATTAACAATTGCTTAGATGGCTGGGGAACTATATCGAGCTTTTGATATCCAGTTGGAATATCTTTTTCATCACCTTCGACATAAACAATAGAACCATGTGGCAATGTATCCCCAACTGCAACACCGTTTGTTTCTAAACTCGTCACACGTCTCACAACGCTTTCAAACTCTTCAACTGACACATTGAGGTTGATTCCTTCTCCCCATGCTCCATCAGCCTTTTTAAAATAGAATAAACCATTTTCTACCTTATAATCCCCTAAGTAGTTGTATGCTTCACTTACTTGATTTAACGCGTTCTGTATAGCTTGTGCACTGTCATTAAAGGTATTTTTTATTTCATTCATATCTTTAGCACGAATAAGAAATTCTTCATCTGCATTTGGGACTTGATAATCTTTTTTATCTTTAAATGTAATACGTGCTATTTCAGGATTCACAATCAATCACCTTCCTTGATTATTTTTTTTATTGCAATCATATCGTTTATTTGTACATCAATATCATTCAACAAGGATAAAGGAACTTTATCAAATTCAATCTTTGTAACACCATCCATTAAACCAACATAATGTTCGTTTGTTATTTCTAATTTCTTTTTGCCATCTTCAACGTTTCCTTCATCTTCGATTATTTTGTTAATTTCTATTTTTAACATACTGCTTTTGTGTAGAAAATCATCTGCAACATTGGCAATATAAAATCTTTGTTTTGCTGTCTTAGAGCAATTGTAGATATTTGTTAATGCATTAGCAATATTTATAATTTCTATATTTTTAAATTCCATACATCCTCCTCAGCCGACTAAATCGGCAATTCTTTTCATAGATACTGATTGTCCTTTACTGTTTCGAACATAACATTGTCCAGTTATATTACATTCATTTAAATTTGTTGTCCCCAGAACTCTTAAATTTTGTTCTATATTTATATATGAGGCTGCTAGTTCTGATATTGAACAATCACCAATATCTGCCATTGCAGATGTAAAAAACATACTATTTATAGAACGACAATCCATGCCTGAATATGTTAAAGAACCAGTAAATTCATCAGCACTTTGATCATTTGTTTTAAGACTCCAATTCATAAAACTATCTTGAGCATTAGGATGAATATCCAATTGGAATGTACATGGTTTTTGATCGATATTTAAGTTTTCTTTATAAGATAATCCTTTATCATCAATTATAAATTTCCCTATCAATCCCGAACTTGTTTTCAAGTTATTAATTGTAATTTGATTACCAATCAAATTTCCATAAGTATCTGCATATAATACTTTTACTCCATTGTTGTTTGTAATGGAAATTGCTCCATTCTTAACATCAAGACCATCCTTATTAATTGTCACTTTCATTGATGTTAATTCACCATCAGTTCCAATCTTTTCATTAACCATCGCAGTAATTTCGGTTGGTGTTAATTTGAATTCAGTACTTTGTAATCTTGTTTCTACTGACGAGACATCACCTTGAATCGTTGTTATTTGTTCTTCCAGCGAAACAGCTTGAAGAGATAAACTTCCTACTTCCTGTTTCATTTCAGTATAATCTTTTTGGATTGTTTCGACGTTATCTCTTACATAAGTTACATCAAATTCAAACCCACTTGGATATGTTCCAAACTCAACTTTTGGATTAGCTATAACTGCTTTTTGTGCATTTAAAGCAATCATTATTTTCAAGTTTGAAACTGAAACAATTTCTTTATCTTCAATCTTGAAATGCGCCCATATACGTTCTTCATGGTCAATTGTACTTGTTTGAAGAAGATATTGTAAACTGTACTGCCCCAGATACCATCTTGTGCTATACAATTTTTTTGTACTGTCTGCATAGCCTATTTCAAACTCGGCTCCAATATAATTGCCAAGTTCTCCAACTCTTCCACCAATAACACAAATATCTACAGAAATACATATATCCTTGCCTTGCATATAATCCTTATTAATTCCTAAAATCATATCATCTTTATATTCAATATCAGTAGAAGTTATATCTTTATAAAGAAATTGATTACAATTCTCAAATATATTATGATGACCCGTTTCAAATTTATAAATAGCATTTGAGACTTTTTCGACTTGACTTTCAATACCATCAAGTGAAATTTTAAAATCATTAACAAGTTCTATACTTTCTTCACTTTGTTTAACAACACTTTCAATAACTTGTTTTTGCTTATCAACTGTTAAAATTGTTTGATAAAGCTTTTTCTTTTCCTTACTCGCTTTAGAATAATCAGTAACATTTGATTCAGGTAAAGAACAACTTATCGTTTCTTTTAAACCTGTTGTGACACTTATGACATCATTCAAAATGAGACATTTGTGTTCTTGCCCTAATCGGTCTTTGATAACGATAAGATCATAAGGTTGAAGATAACAAAAACCAAAACTTTCTAATTCAAAAGGATAGAATTCAAGACCGTTGATTTGATTAAATAAATCATCAATAAACTCTTCTCTATTCTTTTGCATCATTTGATTTTGAGAAATTCTAACTTCCGTCCTGCCATTTTCAGCAACTGATAATATATCTTCCTTATAAAAAGTATCATCTTGATAATCATCTGATAATACTAATGTATTTATAGGACCAAATTGATCACATATATTTAAACTCTTTAAATTATGCTCATCCAACACATAATCAGTTGTCCTAGGATAAACAATAGATAAGTCATCTCCATTTAATAAAATACCACCACCTGCAACACCTGCAATTTCATCTAAGATATCACGATATGTTACTTCATATTCATCAATGTATTTTTCCTCGTAAATCATTTTATCAGCATTGATAAAATCATATGTTACAAGATGATAATTTAATTTCTCACATATCTTTATCAAAAATTCTTTAACTGTCATAGGATAGACTAAATTCAAATCATATTTAATATGAGATTTATACAAGTTATCATAAGCAGTAAAACGAGTAGAATGAGTTTCAATAACTTTCTCTATACTTTCATTATCAACGATAAAAGTTCCCCATGATATATATTCAAATTTCTCATCTTCTTCTAGCTTCACTCCAAAAGAAACCACAACTTCTTTATCTTTTACATTATGAAATCCCTCTAATTCAATATCAATATATTGCATAATAGACTTAAACATATCGCCTTTGAAAGTCTTTGTGCACGAAATAACATTATGACGTTCTATCATAATATCATCATATTGTATTTGAATAGAAATCATTTTTCCATATTCATCTATCTTTTGTTTAAACATATTGTCACCTCTTTTTGATAGGTGTCAATTGAAATGAAAACGGATTATAAACCATTCTTTCAACATTCTTCAAATCAATTGTAACATCATCCAGCGAATATTCACCGCTTCTCATAACTTGATTTTCTGCATCATGCCATTCAATTTTTAATTTTGCTTTATTTGCTTGAGAAAGAAAAAGTGCCATCTCATCTGCTTGAAATGAACCTACTTCTACATTCAATTTTGGAAATAATCCTATTAAAGTTCCTTTTTTTTCACCACTCATATCTTGCCCAGTATCATCTGCCCAAACTTTGTTATAACTCACTGCATATTTAATAAGGTGTGGGACTTCCCATCCTTCAATAATTAATACTTGTTTAGCCATTAAGAACAATCCTTTCTTTTCTTTGCTTTTTGATAAACCACTGGTATAATTTTTCTCCATCTATATAAAGATTAATTGTTGATTCTTCATTATTGTTTTGACGATTCAAACTGATCATATCAGCAAGTTCTTTCATCCACTGGGTATTATTTTGTAAAGGTAAAACAGCTTCTCTACCTGCTTCTCCAATCATTGCCAAAGTTGGACGATTAACAATACCACCATGTGCTAATTTCGGAATTTGAGGAACACTAATTGTTCCAATCCAACTAAAGGGTTGAAAACCAAGTATATCTACGTTTCTAATTTGTCTCAATGCATAATTAATACCATCAAAAGGAACCTTAATGACCTTATTAATACCTCCAATAATTCCATTAATAACAGTTTTAAGACCATTTAAGATACCATCTTTAATACCATCAAATATTTTTCCACCACTTGAAAAAACATTCTTAACAGCCGTCCATGCTTCAGAAAAACGTTCTTTAAACCAGCTAACAACATTACCAAATGTACTTTTAATATTTTCCCACATCCCAGTAAAAAATGTTGATACAGAAGAAAATGCTTCCTTGACCTTATTATAAGCATTTGTAAACAATTCACCAAACCATTCTGCTACTCCAGTTAGACCTTCTTTTATTCCAGTTAATATTGATAAACCTATTTCAAAAAACTTAGACGACGCCCCATTAATTCCTAAAAACTCAAAAACCGTATCAACCATCTTTCCAAACAAATCTAAAACAACAGTTCCTAAAAATTGCAGACCTGCCATTAATCCTTCAATACATAATTGGCCAACAGATGTGAGTACAGACAACCAATCAATTCCCATAATAAATTCTATAATTGCGCCAATCCCATCACTTATCATCTGAGCAACATCTAATCCAAGCTGTACCCAATCGATAGATCCAATAAATTCAATAATATAATTAATGACATTTTGAAAAGTATCTGACAAAACTTGTCCTGCTCCACTAAAATCACCATTTAATAAACACTCTATAATTCCTTGTAATCCTTCATCAAAAATGCTTGTAATATCTGCCAAGGCTTGAGAAATGATCTCAACACCTGCTAGAATTGGTGTCCAATCAATCATGGAAACAAGTTGACCAATAAAGTTTAAAAGAGTTGTTATTATACTTAAGACATTATTAAATAGATTCCAAATATTCTGGATAATAGCTTCTCCAACACTAGCAGATTCCCAAGCAGTTTGGAAACCGCTAATGAGGACATTGACAATATCGCTTATAGCTGCTAGGATTCCTAGAATCAGATTGAACGTTTGTTCTCCAGTACCATTTTTCCATATATTAAGAAAACTTTGTCCTACCACTTGAATTAAGCTGTTGATTTGATCAAATGCTTTTGTCATTGTTTCGCTCATCACCTGACCAGCACTCGCCCAAGCTCCTTGTGCAACTCCAGCATTCACAAAAGAGTTGACCAACTGATTGGCTGAATCAACACACTTTTTAATTCCATTATTTAAAATATTTTCTATAGGTGAACTCATATCTCCAATCACATTTTTAATATTATTTATAAGCCCTATTATATCCTGATTAGCCCCTAAGTAACCTAATACTGATTTTGATAATGAAACCAACACATTTTTTGTACCTATCAAAACAGCAGAAATTCCTGAAACTGTATGGGAAATACTACTGTTTATAGTTGGACCAATTGTCGTAAAAACTTTTTGAATGTTCTTTGCACATTTATCAGCCATCTTTAATAAATTTTCAAATTTAACTTTTGATTCTTTTTCTTTCACTTCTACATCTATTATCATAATTTCATTTGCCAAAGCAATCACCTCCTAAATAAAAAGTGATTCAAATTCATCTACTGCCTTCTGATCTTCAGAAGATAACTTTGTAGATAATTCCACACCTTTTTGTGCTTCCATGACTTTTCTTTTGACCTTTTGATCCTTAATATCACTTAAATCATAATTTCGTAACTCACGAATTCTAGACATCATAGACTCTTCTGTAAATCCTTGTATAAAGTGAATAAATTGATACCAATGCATATGACTCTCTTGTATATCAATATGATAATCACTCATAAAGCTTGCAACAATATATTTCCAATCCTGTTGGAAATCCATATCTCTTTTTCTTTGTTTTTGAACTTCCTGTTGTTCTCCACAACCAAGATAATGACTAGCAATACGTATAAATTCATGCATATCCTGGTCTTCTGGAATCATTCCAAAGAGTTTATAAATGATTGCATAAGTTCTTTCACTATCACCAATAGACTCATCTTCAATAATCTGTAAGCATTCTAAAGCAACATGATAATCTGTATTGAGCTGATATTGTTTGTCATGAATGAATGCATATTTTGGATATTTCATCGGAGAATGTCATCTTGATCTTGAGTATATTTTTGTTGAATTTGTTTTTTAAATAATTCTGCATTCAATTTCATTTTTTCAAAATGTGGTTCTAACTGTTCAAAAAGATCATCATACATTGTTATATAATTACGATTACCAAAAATCTTCTGACATGCATTTTCTCCTAAAAAGTTATCCATGACTTTTCTCATATCCTGAAACATCTTTACTGCTAACTTAGCTAAAGATTTTTCATTTTGGGAAAGCATTCCTTCTGTTTTTTGATCCTGTTTTTTACGAATAACTAATTCCTGTGCTTTTGCATTTTGCTGAATACGTCTAATATCCTGATAAGTTTTATCAAGTTTTAACATAAGTTCTGGATCTTCTAAATTGAAAGAAATTGTATCTCCCTGCTCATTCACTTGAATAATATATTCATTTTTATTCTTTATTCTTATTGTATTAACTGTCTCCATACTATCCCCCTTTTATATAACAAAAAGAAGGTAACTTGTACCTTCTTGATAAATTATTATTCACTCACTTCTGGCTTTGTTGCTTCCTTAAAAATGACTTTTCCATTAGTAATTGTCACTGTTCCTTTAACTGGCTCACCACAGAAACCTGCATCATAAGAAATAGTCACTGCACCACCTGCTTCGCCACCAAATTCATTGATAGAAACAATAACTTCCTGTTTTTCTGCACAATATGAACCATCTGCTTCTTTATCATAAATATATACCATTAGCATATCTGTTTTTGCATCAGTTCCTACAGCACGTGCTTGTCTTAAACTATCAACATAATCAAAAACAGGGTCACCAGCAAAAGCAATTTGTTCACTTGCCATAGAAGGAGCATAACTATCTAATGATTTATTTGCTCCATCCTCACTAATATATAATTCATCATTCACGGTTGGATTATAAGCGACTGATGCAGAAGTAATTCCTTTACCCATACGTGCATAAGTTGCTGTATCTCCATTTGGTGTTGTATTTAAAAATGTAGCAAATTGGCTTCTTTTGACTCTTACACTATCCATTTTTCATTCTCCTTTTCATATTTAAATTGTAATTGAATTTGATATTTCATTATATCTTCAACTTGTTTAAGGTCTATAAAATATCCCGTTGTTAAAAGTTCTATTGAAAGAGGAAGAATTCCATCTCTCAATATTGGAAATATCCGAAGATTGTTGTTATCTTCAATCCATGATTGAAATAACTCATAGAATCCACTTTCTTCTATACTTATCTTTAAATCCTGACTTTTACTCAAAAGAATTGAAAAAGAGAATCTTAAGATTCTCTCGGTATTACCATCAACATAATGTTGAGAAATATTTTCTTTATGATTAGGTCCTTCTTCAAGAAACCAACTCTTGATATCATTCTCATAGGTAGTTATCAATTCGTCAAGATAGGGACATCCCATAATGTATTCTTTCATACTTTTAATAATTGCTTTATATTCCATAGTCTTTATATCCTTTCAGTAGTGATTTTTTTATTTTCAACTTCTACTGATTTTATTGAGTTTTTATACTCATCATGAGTATTAAGAAAATGATTTAATATAATCTCAAAATCATCGATATTATCTGTTAGTGATAAAATTTTATATGTTATAAAATCAATATACTTTATATCAACTCCTGCTTGTTTGGTCTTTTCTTTGCCAT